ATGCGGAGTTCGCGGGTGCTATCGCAGATGTCGGCTCTGAACGGCTCAATGATTATATAAGAAAATATAAATGAGCGATCTGATTGATCTGCCGGAAATAAAGAAGGAAAAACGATTCAAGGTTCCTCGCATGGAAGAGGAAATGTTGGTCGAGATCCTACAGAAGGCACCGCCCACCCTGGAGTTTGTATCTCTAATTGAGATATACAAACTCGATGGTGAGGGGAATAGAGTTCGGAGGGTGTGTGGCCAGCCTACCAATAAAAAGCTACCATCTTTCGTTCCTGACGGGATTGCCAATCCGCACAGTTCAGTCAATCCACGGGAAGAGTATCGATGTTGCCATCATGCTGGCCATCGGACCAGTCATAAAGGGATCGGCCCTTGCTTGAGCCACTCGTATTACGGCTATAAGGCATTCAAGGGACACAAGTTTAAACGGTATTACAATCTACACTCCCAGTTCAAGGAATTAATCAAAGACGAATTCCTTCATGGAGAGGCAATGGATAATGCAGATGTGGCTCGACCTGCCGAGTTGGGAATGCAGGGAAACGTCGACTTTGACGATTATGTAACTAAAGTTCGCAAGAAATATCGTCCTGAAGAGCTGTTTGATAGTGTTCGATATCTCTATGAACTAGAAGCGATCAGGGAGGCTCTCAAGGATAAGATGCGGGAAGAGGGCGAGCTGACGTTGGGTGAACTGGAGATGATGTCAGACCAGATCATCAAGTCGTCGCAATTCATGGCTGCTATGGCTAAACGTGACTCTGATCTCATGCAAGCGTCTGCGCTACAGACCTCAACTAAAGTGATGGTCACTGGTGTATTACATATCGTAAAAGAGGTGTTGGGCCGAGAAAAGTCCTTAGAGGTTCTGGAGCGCATCAGGGACGACTTAGTGCTTCCTGCCAGTGAAGTTGGGGCCATTGAGCTTCTAAGGCGTCAGATGGCAGCAGGGATCACCACAGAAGTGGGCACGATGGTAGAAGAGGCCGAGTTTGAGGAAACTGAACAAGAGTCTTGACATTTTTCGCTATATATGTAATTTAACAAGTAATTAGTTGCATATTGGGAGTGGGGAGTTAGGGGTTGGGAAGAAAGAAAGTGGATATCTGGTCGGACGTAGGAGAAATCCTCGACACCAGTATTCAGCAAGTTCGTAAGCAGGAAGATGGTGCTGTCCTTCACTTGGGAGCGCGTAAGGAGTGGAATAACGCGGCCTGTGAGCGAGAGATGGAAGTAACCATAGAAGACCTCCTGCGTGACGACTACTATCTGGGTGAATATAACATCTGGCCATCCATCATGGGTGAACTAGAAGAGGTGTGGCATCGGCGCTGTGATCATGAGGTCTACTATTATAGAGACACTGAAACAGGTAAACGTCAGATAAAGCATGACTCAGTGTATGCGCTCTCCTACGAACACGCCAAACGCAAATCTATGGCCAAGTGGCCTGGATTTGCTGAAGAGGCAACTGAGATCGATGTCCGACGCCCCAATGGAATCCACACTGTTTGCATTGAGTGTCCAAAGGGGACGGGAAAGAACTTTGAGTCAGCTCTTATTATATGGCTACTCACTCGCGAATTCCTAATACAAGATCGAGTAGAATTTTTCAGTCCATACAACCTCGATCTTGGAACTACTATAGCGATCATAACGGCCAACCGCACAGAGCAACAGGCGCGGGAAGTCACCTTTAAAGAAATCCTTCCAAAAATGCAGTCGCCGTTCTTCATGGACTACTTCCCGCCGCAGGTAGACCTAAAGGAAATTGAACAATCACGGCGATTTCCAAGAGAGCTTCGATTCCCTCGCAATGTGGTCATATTTCCTGGAACTGGGTCAGCGGCGTCAGGCTTAGGCTATTGCGTTGGGGCAAGCATCATCGATGAGGCGAACTTTCTCGCCAGATCATCTACTGGGAAACAGTCTATCATGGGCGCTGATGTATATGATGCGGCGTCGGAAACGTATTCCGATCTATTTCAGCGCATGGAGTCGAGATTTGGTGCCATACGGCACGGTGAAATGAATTACGCTGGTATCAGCACAGTGATTTCTTCTTCGCGAACCTATCAGGATTTTACTCAAGAGATGATGCGTAGATCGCGTCACAATAAGGGGATATTCTACAGTCGCTTACCGTTCTGGGACCGTAAACCTTTAGCCCTCTCTGGAGAAACCTTTGAGTTCGACACAGCTAACATGCAGGTCTTGAATCAGAGTAATGCATTAGAGCGGAAGGAAAAACTGGGTGCAATGCCAGAGGGATTAGAAGCAGATTAACTGGGGAGGGGGAAGAGGATGAAGATGGAATGCAAAGAATGCGGTTCAAGTAATTTCCGCATTAAGGCTTATCGTAGAAAAACCAATTCGTATCAATGTGCAGATTGTGGCACCTATTGTTCACATGAGAAGGGTGTCATTCTCAGTAAAAAGCCGAAGTCGAGAAGGGCGAAATATGATGAAGAGGCTGATTGCCTCATGGCTCATTCGCTTTCGGGGAATACGCTGTCGAATGCTCGTAACTTTTCCCACAATAGTATACAAGGGCATCATCATAGTTGCTCGGGCGTAGAGCGTTATGCAGATAAGGGCAATATGCGGTGGGCGATGTCTACTGGGTGCCTATTAGATCCCCATAGTCCTGCTGCTCGATATGCCAAGGGCGCAGTCTTCAAGATACCCATCATGAGCACGGGAATGCTAATCGGGGGACGGATGGACACCTTGGTTATTTCCGATCTACATCTTCCGTATCAGCATCCCGATGCATTCGAGTTTCTATTTGCGCTGAACGAATATTTTAAATTCGATTTGATTCTAAATGTCGGGGACATATATGATCATCATCGCGGATCGTATCACGAATCTGAGCCGGACGCAATGGGCGAGGAAGAGGAGTATGACGCCGCAAAGAAATATGCCCATGAACTGGAGCAGATATTCCCTCAGATGGTTATAACTGAAGGTAACCACGATCAAGTTCCCAAGCGCAAGCTGAAGTCTGCCGGATTGCCTCAGAGCGTTTTAGCCGACTACAATCAGATGTATGGCACTGGCGAAGGATGGGAATGGAATTCGGAGTATTGGTTCGATAGTGCAGGGGCATTTCCTGTCGTCCATCCTATGGTATTGGGCCGACATGGTCGGTGGGATAAAGTGATCATGACGGTCGGAAAATGAACATAAATACAATAGTCGAGCGAGCAGACAATGCTCGCAGGAAACTATCAAAAGGCTACAGATGGCAATTATATAGCGTCCATGCAATCAAAGTTATCAGCAAAGATCAATTTACTACGCATTTTGGCTCCAAGAAGGCGATTAATGAGGCGCATGGGAAATGGGAGCAGGATGTCCAGTATTACGTCAACAAAAGGACTGAAAATCTTGGCCTGTGGGTCGGCGGCGTATTAGGCCAGTTGATCGAAGAGCCGAATGAGTCCAAGAAGGGCGAGATGTTCATATGGGAGTCACGCGATGCGGCTTTCATCTTCTCGATGTGGGCTTATGTATGTGGCCCAGTAAAAGAAACTGAATGGATAGAGCAGTCGATGCCTCTGTTTTCATTTTGGCCTTGGGAGATCGATAGGGCGGGTGGAATACCCGAAGTGGTGGATGCGTCAAAATTAACGCTCAGAGAGCAGGGGTTGATACATGCGTGAGTATGAGATTTTTATCTGGGAAGAACTGACGGCAGATTTGCCTGTCGTTGGCTTTGCGCCTGACCCGGGGGTCTGGGCGCGAGGGGGAACCATCGAAGAGGTGATGCGGCATATTCGCCTTGAGATTGAGGCTTCTAATCATGAGTATGGCCCACTGGGTAATCCGCATGTGGTCGTTGAGCGCATCATGATTTACGACGAGCTATCCGTATAAATGCCTGAGATACAAAAAGTTCCTCTTGAATTTCTACAGGCATTCATAGATGATCCAGCTAGAGCGTCTCTGGAATTACTGTCGATACCTCAAGGGTCGACCAATCCTTTCTTTCGGAATGGTCCCAAGGTTAGCAAGGCGTTTGAGAAAGGTAGGGGTCGCATTAATCCTCTGGATGAGCTGACCTATCAATTTGATCCGTCATTTAAGGCCAAATCGGATGTGCCTCGATATATGCATATCGATTTAGCCATAAACAGAGATAAGGTCGGAATCTCTATGTGTCATGCCACTGGATTTGAGACGCGATCAGTTCGCGCTCCAGGGGAGATGGAGCCAAAGCAAGTGCGGATGCCTATCGTTGAAATTGACTTCATGGGGCGACTTGCTCCTCGTCTGGAATTTGGCGAAAGAGATATGAGCTTCTCTGAGATCGAATCGATGGTTGAGGAACTAGCATTCCAACGGGAGTTCAATCTGGAATCTGGCTTAGTCACCTTTGACCGATTCCAGTCCCATCAGATTATTGAAAATATCCATTCGATGGGAATTCCATGCGGCCTACTGTCCATTGACCATACCACTGGAAAAGTGATCGTAGATTACGCGAAAGATAATTTCATCCGTAAGGAAAGCGTCCAGAGACAGCCGTCAGCGGCAATGGGTTCATTGCGGGATGCAATATACCGAGAAGCCATATCCTTTCCCGAGATTGATATGGCAGATGATTACCGCAACTGGCTTGAGAAAGAAATGGACGAATGCCAGTGGGATGCCGAGAAGCAAAAGGCCATTAAGATGGAAGGTGGAAGCGATGATCTTCTACAGTCGGTGGCCGGATCGGTATACAACTGCACGAACAATGCAGAGCACTTCGAGATGCCCAATGATATTCCCGAGTCCGAGCGATCAGATGAAGAGCAGTATTATCAATCGGTAGGCCGAGGATCGATGGGTGACGTTGAAGGTGGCGTAGGATATATAGAAGACAACTTCTCTGCTTACGGCGATAGGCAGGGGCTGGATATAACAGGAACGGACACAAGGTCCGACAGGGAGGTGTGGTGATGAGTGAGGCAGTAGAGAAAAGTCCACTGGCAGTAGAGCTTGGTGATGTCCTAGCGCGACACGCTACAGACATAGAAGCCAAGATTCGCTCTGAGGTGGAGTCAGAAAACGAAACGAAGATAGCGCAAGAGGTGGATGATCAGGTAGCCATGCTTGCGCCACAGATGTTTGGAAAACAATCTGAGAATGCAAGTGGCGTAATCAGCTTGGAGAATGACCATTCTCTGGCGGCACGTGCACAGTATTTGATGTCAGAATCTTGGCAACCTCTTTCCGTTCAAAGCAATGCGAGCGGTGAGGTCAATAATGATATAATTCAGACGGCGATGTTGGAATTTCTGGCGGGTGCACCGATCAGTAAGGCATTGGTCGGATCAGATCAGCAGTCTGCGGTATTGCTCGGCGTAATGCAGTCATGTGAACAGAAATACCAGTTAGACCCCCATGCCAAGTCAATCATCGACAACTTGACCAACTATACACTGGGTAGTGGGTTGGATTTCAACTGCACCGATTCGACTATCGACGATGAGCTTAATGCTTTCGCGAGGCGCAATAGGCTGCGGCGTAGAGCCAAAGAGGCGGTTCGCCGGAAGTTCAAAATGGGGGAACATTATTTCTTCTATTTTGTGGATAAATCGACGGGCGACATCTACGTAAGAGATCGCACCAAGCCAACAGAAGTAAAGGCAATTCTGACTCATCCAGAGGATTCTGAGACGCGATTGGCGTATGGTCGATCAAAGGGTGGAATAGACGACCCGAGGCTTAATGGTGAGAGAAAGCGGAAGTATGATTGGTTTGCTGACGTAAACTATTATGAGCAGCGCGACAGGGCTAATGGGATACAGGCCAAGGGAACGGGTCGACTCTCTCGATTGAAGTTAGTGCAGATGGTCAGATCGGGCGATTCATCTGAAGTAAGAGGCACTCCGATTCTTTATCCGGCATTACGGTATCTTCGGTATTATGAGGATTTCATCTTAGACCGCATCGTGCTAAATCATGAGCGTTCAAAGGTTGTGTGGGTGCGGAAGATCTCTGGCAATAGAGCGATTCCAGGCGGCAGAGCGCAACGTGGACCTGTGGGTGGTCAGATACTGACGGAGACTCCGCAGATCGAATGGAAGGTCATTAATCCAGAGATTCACGGTGATGACGCCTCTCCTGATGGTCGCTTGATCAGGATGGCCATTGCGTCCGCTGTAAACATGCCCGAGCACGTTTTATTCCAAGACCCAAGTCAACAGGTCTATGCGTCTATACGAAGCTCTGACACGCCGTTCAGCTACAATATACGGTCACATCAGCAGGATTGGATCGATGACTTTGAAATCATGTTCAGGACGGTCATTCGTGAGAAGATAAACGCAGGGAAACTTCCAGATAAAACGGAGGTCGAGGTCTTCACGACTGAGTCGATGAGTTCACTGGTCGATGAAGTTAAGCCAATGATTCGCGAGGGCGCTTCAAGGACTGAGATCCTATCAGTGATCGAAGCCATATCAGACACTTCTCCTAAAGAGAAGATTAAGATCGACACCATCGACGTACAGGTTGATGTGAAGCTGCCCGATGTAGTGCAGACTGACGCATTGAAGTTGGCTCAAGAGACGGAGATACTGGATCGTGTTCAGATTCTCTCCAAGACAGAGCTGGCTGCTCGTCACGGCGGCAATTACAAACGCACGGCGCTGCTTAAATCCATTGAGAATACGTGGGTTGAAACAGAAGACGGCGAAGAAGAAGCACCTGGGGGGAAGCAGTCTTACGGCAAGCAATCGGGAAGTCCGACTGATAAGCCCGACAAGGACGATGAGTAGTTAATTCTACAAGGGGAGGGATAACGATGGGTGATATAGATCCGCTAGCAAGTGCAGAAGGTGAAGAAGAAGGTCTGGATATTCCTGAGAAAATGAGGGGTGTCGCTGTTATACATGATGGTGAGGGCTGGTCTGTTCAGGCTCTCGGTGAAGTAGAGGCTCTTACTAATAATGAGCTTATGGCATTTGCTTGGGACTATGTGGGCGGGATGGTCTTACAGACCGTAGCAGCATTGTCGGATGAAGAGCAGTAAATCATTTGATATTCGCGACATAGCATTACAGAAAACATTAAGCCGTGAGGATGAACTTGCCATCTTCACGCGACTGGGCGATCTCCGGTCTTTGGATGAGAAGACATCATCTGAAGATCAGGAGATCAAACAGCTCGTTGAACATTTAGTTCGGGCTAATATTCGATTTGTAGTGATGGTCGCAAAGAACTATGAGCGGAAGCGAGTGCTGCCGCTGGAGGATCTGATCGCAGAGGGTATGATTGGATTGCTCCAGGCCATAGACCGATTTGATGTTACCACAGAAAATAAGTTCGTATCCTACTTGGTGTGGTGGGTTCGCAATAGCATCTACTATGCTTTAGTGAAAGGAAAGGGCACATCCGCTCATTTCTACAACAAAGCGGCGGGTATCACTAAGCGCATCGATAAGGTAGAGCAGGAAGCTGGACGCAAGGTTAGTCTCTCTTCGGTATTTGAAGACCTAGGATTATCCTATGATGAGATTCTGGCCTACGAGGGAGTGTCTAGCGACATCACATCACTGGATGAATTACAGGGAACAGATGATGGGGCTGGGGAATGGGCGCGTTCCATCGAAGATCAGGAAAACGAATGGCCTAGCGATGCGATGGAAGAAGATGCATACAATACGACCATACGAAAAGCTGTTGATAAATTAGGACACAGGGAGGCTTATATCGTCAAAGCAATGATGGGATTGCTCGGCAATAAACCTATGACACTCAAAGAGGTCGGCTTAGATGTCGGCCTAACACATGAGCGAACCCGTCAGCTATACCGAATTGGATTACACAACCTAAGCAAAGATCCATCTCTTATTGGATTAACCGAAGCCTAATAAGCATCTATAGATCGGCATACGATCTGCATCATTGCCCTACTCTGCGGATCGTAGGTCATTTGCGTTATATAGCATTTTTCCGAAAACTGACTGCTTGTGGGTAGATTATCACGGTCTTGGATAGTTATGATATCTGACATAGCTATCCAAGGTGCCATGATAGTATTCAATGTGAAGGTATAATGCGGGTTCGCTTGATCGCGAATCTCTCTCCTGGCGGTCCACTTGGAATGATTTTCATCCATGAGGATATTCCGTCTCTTCTGAGATTCGCGCTTACCCCATTTAGTGATCGATGAGCGGTTTTCTGCTACCTGCGGAGATCCAGAATCTTCCACCAGCTCTATGCCTGGGCCTTCCAGTCTAATCGAATCTCCGACGCGGAATTGAAGATCGTCATCACTTAAGTCACTGGCCTCTGCTTCTAATTTAAGAGAGACATTAGTAGAGTACGTTCCGTCGCTTCCTCCAATAGGACGAAACAGTCCATTGACTGGATACCAGTGCGTTTCATCAATCAGACTACTGGTCCCATCCGTAGGATCAGCTCGATACACTGACGACCATTGATCTTTCCATATGGTGTCAATCGTTACGCTTGAGCCAATGGGGAACACGTTACTTCCATTGGTGCTGAGTGCCGCAGTGGAGTATATCTTATTTGCATTGGCCACTATAAATACAGTGACTCCCGCTATGTGCGCTTTGGGGGAAGTGTTGTCATGCACAGCCCTGCTAACGAGGATCGTATCGTCTGTGACGTAGGTAGTGGCAAAGCCTGTGATCCTGACATATTCATGAACAGGAGACGCGGCGGCTAAGTCTCCGATAAGAAGAACCATACCGATTGCCAGTGACTCACTGAGAGAATCTAATGTCCCAGACCTTATATTGGGATACGTTGCCGTTCCTGACTTCAATACCATAAAGTCATCCTCAACTAAAACCGCATCTCTGAGATTGGCGTTGAGTCCAGAGTATTTGGCTTGAATGCCCACCTTCCCTATAGCGTCTATGCTGTCTGTGTCATTCTCACCCTTCATAGTGATCGGTGATCCAAACTTTATATCCCCAATAAACTCCGTTTCTATATAGAGATTTCCGTTGGAAAACGCACGACCCAAAGAAGTGACAATGGGATTAGAGGATACTTTATATTTGAATCGAGCCGACTCGCGAAGGTTGTCACCTGACGTATCAGCGGATATCGGACCACCGTAGGTGCAGACTAATGTTATGATTTTGCCAATATCATCATGCTGAATGGCGTCCAACTTATGGACGACGCCATCTTCTCCGTATCCAGATTTGTCCGTCAAGCGAACCGAGACTTTGATGTCCTCTTTCTTTATCTTAGAGGGCGTTTTTACGGAATGATTCACTATCTCCGTCTGACCCCTCCGCTTGTTTATGGACTGGATTAATGATTTGCCGGTATTCGTGAACGTATAGGCCGAGCCTTGATGCCGTGGCTTCTGCACGAAAAAGAAAGTCCCATCGGGATTAAACCCAAACCGTGAGTTACTAATCTCCGCTAGCGCATCTATCGCATCCCAGGCAGACATACTGGAAAATTGCGCCAAGCCAACTACGGCACTGTATTGAGGTGACCATTTTGCCATCCTGAAGTCGCCCTGCTCGTCATTCATATGAAGCAAGATAGGCAGCATGGAACTAGTCCAGTAAAATTCCTTGGCATTGTGGATAAACACCGCATGGGGGGTTAGCTGATACGGCGTCGTATCGCTGTGGCTGATGGAGATTTCACTAGGAGCCACCACGGTATCTGCGTCATTCGAGTTGTCGAATGACATAATTCTTCCCGATACGCTTTCGTAGTAGAAGATATCATTGTCAGGTGACGCATCTGTGCCAACATTAAACTTACCCATCCCCTGCATTCGATGCTTGCTCGACGCCTTTTGTGTCATCGTGGCATCTGATACAATGGTAGCGTCGGAATCTTTTATCATGAAGATTCTGTAACTATAATTCGACGTAAGATTTGAATCAGGTTCCGTCTTGGCGAATAAATCGATATACATGCAAGACATATACAGGCGACCTTCTGATCCATCATGGTAGTGAAACATCTCCAATACCATTGGGATATGCTCAGTCGAGTCATCAGTGCGATCAAATATCACATCAGTAGTCGGTATAACTGTTGAGCCGGATGTGTTGTCCAGATCGGAAAAGCGGACTACTCGGACGTGGGCATTTTCATCGTTGATGCCAAATCTACAGAATGACACAATGAGATCATTATTATGATCGAGACAGGTTGCCGTAGGCACATACTCATCATATGAACTGAGTTCCGTTGTTGTCACGGTGTAGACAGCGCCGGTATCCAAGTTCATTATCTTGTAGGTGCGAAGCCAATAGTTCGCTGTATCTATAGCATTTGTAGCATCCTGCGCTGGAACATTGGGCATCTCGGCGTAAAATAAAGCGCCATCATTAAATGCGTTGGGCACCAACTGTAGGCACCCCATTTGGCCAATGGTGTATTTTATAGTTAGCCATCCCTGATTACACGATGCACCGTAATAGCCAGCTTCGAGCCTGACACCCCTGCCGGAAGTGAGGGGGTATGCCGTGGTGTTATATTTAAATCTCGTTCCAAACGTCGGCTGCCAACAGGCTTTTTGATCGGAGCCAACGCCCCTTAACTCCTGAATAGATTGCTGGAATGGGATTACTATGGGAGTTTGATTGGTTTCCTCTGTCTTATGTTGGCCAACGAAAGAATGGGGCGTACTAGCATTCCGCCTGTCGCCATCTTGATAGATATACTCCCCTAACTCACCAGTCGATGTTGTATATACTACCTGCACATCTGGCGTTGTCCCATTCCATCTAAACTTAAAGATTCGATACGAATATCTACTCGTTAAACTTCCCGAGACTGGCTGCTTTATACCTACGCCCCATATGGGGTAATTGGTATCGGCTGTATTGACCCAAAGCCTTCTGATGATATGATCGCGGCCAGTAGTTCCTATGATCGTATCACTAGTAGTCAGTTGGCGATAGGTGTCTCCCGTTATGCCATATTCATACAGCTCGGTGCCAACTCCAGAATACATGCGAACTATACTGTATTTCATTGCCGCTTCATCAGTGCCGCCCTGTGGTACTCTATCTAACGTAATGGACGGTGAGTATCCAGACTCATTTACATCAGCAATAGAGATGATGGTAAAATTCCCATCATGTCCAGTGGAGCTTCCCCCATCTCCTGTCGTGTATTCCTTTGCTATTATGAATGTATCGCCCACTTGAATCTTGTTTTGTAGGTTCGATGTAGACTTATCCCACTGATTAGTCCCCGCACTCGTCGCTACCATAATAGCGGAACCTGCTGTAATTTCTATCGATCCCGTTTCATAGGTCCACGCACACATAGCCTTTGGCCATCTCTTCTCGTCGGTCCAAACGGGAATGCCGCCAGCATTGGGAATACTTCTCTGTCCTGGCCTCGTTAATTGAGATGACTCCCATCCTTCACTGCCGTCAATTGGGATAGGGAAGTTGGTTGTCACTGGATCAATATCCCAAGTCGACGGTAGTCCTCCGGTGGAGTCCCTATAGCTCGATTCAAGTATCTTACGAACCAGAAACTCGGGTGCTGCATTTTTATACCAGAAGTCACCCCGCTTGACTAGTGATGCTTTGGCTTCCAATAGGGGAGCTGAGAGTGGAGCGAATGTGAATTGAGCTGATTTATCTTGACCGTTGGTCGCAAAGTCTTCAACCAAGAATACGCCCAGCGTTACTATATTGGGAACATTATCGCCGGTAAGCATATAATGAACGCGAACAGCCGCTTTGCGTCTAAAGAATACAGACTCTTTCCCACCTGAAGATAGGGGGAATGAAGCGGCCACTGGAGGGGCTAGCGTATCCATCGTTACGCCCAGGGAAGCATTCAATGTGGGAGGCATGGGCCTATCCCAAAAACCGTCACCGTTTGATACGGTCACCGATGATAGTCTTTGCTGTAGCTGCCCTCTGATGCGCTCTGCTGTGTGGGTTATGGAACCCATCTTCTTCAGCATATTGCGCCCATTGACTTCAGCCCTGTCGCTGAAATCTACCCAATTCGCATTATCATCTTGGATGTAAAACTTAATCTCGTATGATAATATCTGTCCTTCAAGCGCATCTTTAAGTGCTCTTGTAGCCACATTCATTCCTTTGTAATGGATACCGCCAGCGCCTGTAATAGACGCAATGATAGCGGCCTTTGCCGCAGGATCTCCCCCCGTAATACTATCCCTCAAGACGACGGTTTTACCCGCTGCTCCCAAGAGGGTAACCGTATCCTCATTGGGTGGCATAGGTGCGCCGATTATAGGTCCAGTATATCCCCCACTATTTGTAAACGATCCAAACTTATGGGGGCCAATCTCATGTGCACCTAGCTTGGGGATGTCTATTTCCCTTCTATATTTTCCAGTATCTGAAATGCTAAATCGCCACCAGCCATTTCGCCGGAAATGCCAGCTAACTCAACATTGATCTTTTCAAGATCTTCTTCTAATAACTTGAGGCTTCCAACCACTTCAGCCTTCTGTTTACGCAGTTGCTGTAATTGCTGGGTGCGTCGTTTTTTCTCGGATTCCCATATCTCCATCGGCGTATGGGTAATCTCTTCAGGCTTCGATTCCGCCTTGGGATTTTCGTTCGTTGGCGGTAATTTCAACTCATCTTCAGGATTCTTCTTCTGGCTCATTTATTATCTCTCCCCCCAATAGGTCATGTGTCTCCATTAAGATGCTCCTCACGGCATCCATATATACTAAAGATACTCTGCGGATAGCCTCTTCATCTAACGTCACGACCTCGAATAATTTAGAGACGAGCTGGTCTTGAGGTTTTGTATATTCTCCCAGCGATAGAGCCACATCGCAGACGCGAAGAGCCTCTATGGTCTGCTTGTGTAGATCGATCAGCTTCTCCCTGGCGACTGGCCAGTTTATGTAGTGACCGATCTCGTCCACTTCATTAAACATCTACGGCATCCTCAAACTCAAACAGCGTCTTCAGGTGGGCGTAAATCTGCTCAACAAAATTAGTATCACCCAACGTGACATTCAGCATCACATTGAGGCTCTCAAACTCTTGCTTGCCAGCCGCTGAATCATCTGCATTTGTATACAGGGCTACTAATGCATTGACCACAGGTAACGCATAGTCAACGTCTCCATTTGGCGGGATGTCCGCTGAACTTGGTGCCATGTATGAAAACGCCGTCACGCGCCAGTAATCGGCTTGTGGCCCGTAGGCTGTTGTCTTAGTTAATTGCAGTGCCATCTAAAATCTCTCCTTTTTTAACCGAATCCACCAACATATGAGTTGTTTATATAGAACTCTATGCGGTTAGCTGCGCCTGAGTCATACTTGATGTAAGTTTCGCTTGTCCAATCTAGATATATCTTCTTGAGCCTATCTACTTTAAAATCCTGATAACAGTAAACCTTTTGAGAGCTATCTACGGCCATTGCTGAACTGCCATTGGTCTGGGTCAGTAGAAATGACCCAGACTTGTAGTGCCACCAGTTTCCGGTGATACTATCGTACCCAAACCCATTGCCGTCCGTGACGGCAGCATCATTGCCATATGTAACTTGACCAGAAGCGCCAGCCTTCCACGCGAGAGCGCCCTCTGAATACCAGTATGAGTGTCCTGTATCCTCATACATATAATGAGTCCCAGTCGATCCGTTGAGTCTAAATTTGGTGTTATAGGGGACAGACCACTCACTGGTAGTCCCAAGTATGTTCGTCTTATTATCTGAGTTAATGATCGTCCGATTTGATCCACCAATCTTCACCTTAAAAGCGGATGGAGATCCCGATTCAAACCACATGCTACCATTGTCTGTGGTGGGCGTTGATCCCTGTAAGTTTAGCCTGATCTGCTGATCGAAAAAGGCCGATCTCCAATAACGAGAGGCGTTTCCAATATCTTGATTGCCAGTTGCGGTACCTGGAACCAAGTCAACATCTGCACCACCAGCTCCCAGCATACCCCCAGCATAATCCACGATACTGATGTAATAGCTATTACTGGCACCTAAACGCATTTCGGTAGTGTTTTCATCTCCCGCTGATGCGGCATCCCCATTCACTCGCCATGTGGTGTAGTTTGATCCCTGCACTTGTCCCAGTGTGCCTGAGAGTGCATCGGCTCCACCGTTTAGATGGTCTGATTGATGGGCGGCAGGGACGGATACTGGGGAGTAATTCTCAATGTCATATCCAGCCATATCTAGAATCTTAGTGGCAAGATATTTACCGGACCCCTGATCGTATAGGAAACTAGACTTACTGGTACCATCTAACGTAGACGCCGACAAGTTGGACACCGTAGACGAAGAGGTCATAGTGAAGTCTGCGAATGACGGCACTCCAGTGAATGAAGGGTTGCCGCCCCATGACCCGCCACTGCTGATCGTAGGCGTTGTAATACCTGGGCTAGTGAGCGATTTCGATGTGAGCGTTTGCGTTCCGGTATTGGTCACGATATCGCGAATCGTCCCATCATGTAGCTGCCACTTGCCACCAGTTTCATACCACTTCAGGTATCGATCATCGGTAGTAGGGATTGTTCGCTCTACATTGAAATATGCAGAGGCTGCTCCGGCCCCCTTATTCATAGTCAAGGTGCCGCCAGTAGCATCGAAGGAGCCGATGACATTTCCAGTAATCGTTACATCGCCAGGGAGCGTCATGTCATCACTGGAGTCAGCGCCTACCAGATAGAAGTAGTTAGTGCCATCGTTGGTGTAGTCCCATCGCCCAGGAGAGCTATCCCAGCGCAGTCGACGGTAAAATCCTGATCCTATATGGGCAGAGATCGTTACGTCATTACCGCCCGTAGCATCGTCAAGAATAAGGTCTGTTCCATCAATACGAAGATCATTCGATATAGCACCCGTCAGCGCGATGTCATTATTGACCGTAAGATCATCTACATCTATTGGGCCAATACTGATACCGTGAGAGAAGGTGTATACGGGCGTTCCAATCGACGGGTCTAATTTTATATAATGTGTTGAATTGGCAAAGCGAAGCTCAATGTCAACTGAGCCGCTGATCCAGTCGTCATCCAGCGTGAAGGTGGTGTCTGATGTGCCTGAAGCGGCAAGTGATCCACCTGTGTGCGTATGATCGGCTCTAGCGACCTTATTAGATGATCCAGTGGTCGTAGAGTCGAATATGGGATGAGCATTCGTATCCCAAGACGCAACGCCACTAGAGTCCGTTACAAGGAGATCTAGGAACGATCCAGTTCTAAGGTTGTATGCTTGCCACCTGCTGGTCGCATCTCCATTCTCCAAGAATCGCAATGCCGAATCGGTCTTGTCGCCGCGATTCACATTTACCTTCATGTGCTCGGTGGGGGAGCCTCCACTGAAGTCATCATTGAATGTGAAGATGGTCCCATCAATCGCTAAGTTGCTCGTTATCTCCAGTGAGGATAGTATTAAGGTGCTATTAAGCGTGAGGACACCATCGATCTCAACAGCGCCAGAGAAATCGCCCGTATTGGCGATAAGTGTTCCAGAGAAATCAGCGTTCGTCGCATTGATAGATGATATGCGAGTAGATGTCGTTCCTAGATTGACGGCTGACACCAAATCGTGCGACATGTTGAATCTGGAGTTGACGGAATCCCATGTTAGATTTGGATCAGGGACACCCAGAGCGCCGTTAGTCCCAAAGCTCAACGCAGACGTTTCGTTGCCTGATGCATCTTGATTGATCGTGAAGCTGCCGTCGACACCCAAGCCCGGGGCTGTTCCGAGCTGAGAGTATAGTGCGGCTATTTGATCATAGGCATACGATTCCCAATATGTCTTATTAGAATCAGTTCCAGCCGGATCACCAGCATAGGTTGCGTCTGTGATATTCGACAGGCCAGCCGCTCCGCTCCCTGACGCTACTCCCTCCCAGTAGCTATATGTTGCCATTATGCTTCCTCAAATTGTAGGCCAAAGGATACGCGACCTAGATCGGGCATCTCGTTATTGAAGCCATTCAAGGTCAAGAATCCAACCATGACATTGGGTAGTGCCTCATGATAGGGGCGTAAGCAGATCAGATTGCCTCGGGACTGCCATTGCTCTAATACCATCAGATCGTCGTATATCTGCCTTGAGACAGAGTTATACTGAGCCTGTATCACATGCTTAGGCTTGGCGTTCCCGTGCGACATACTGGCTCTCATTGTATTGTTGGCCAGTGTATTCCTGTTGCTGGTTGGTCCCTTACGGATAGCCCACGACAAGGAGCCTTGAGTTGGATAGTCATCCATCTCGTAAAACCCGTTGGCCTCTTTGGATGTGCCATGACAATGCTCTATGACAATATCGTCCACATCAAAAGCTGTATTGGTTCCGCTGTTCAGTTTGACTTGGATCGCCATCCTGTTGATGCGGTTCATCTGGTTGTCGCTAAAGTTGTCGCCTGTTTTTAAGTCCCACGTATTGTCTGAATCTGAGCCAGCGAATCCACTTATGAGGTGAGAGTCTATCGTCCAGTCAGTGACTCGCGAGTTGTAGGTATTCATAGACTGTGAGACAGTGCTTGTCCCCGTCTCACCAGTCAGAGAACCTAATACAACCCCTTGCCCATCCAGTGCTTTCATTATGATTTCACCGCGAGCATTTAGCTGCGCCGTTCCTCCTGAAGCACTGGCCGCTACAACTCGATAATACCACGAACTACGATAGCGGCGTATCCTGTCGGATATACTATTGACTGGGGTGATGATCTGAATGCCACGATTCGCGTTTGTCGTTGAAATGTCAGTCATCAGCCTAACGCCCGTTTGATTGAAGTATTTATAGGCGTCTTCACTGTTGATGGTTTCAGAGGTGTTTTGACCAGCTATTCGTGCAGTTTGCGCTATGTCTCTATGCCTAGCGATTGGGGCGACTCCAAAATCATTAGAGTCTGGTGCGGATAGGGCTGTCCATCCATGTGGGATTGTCCGTATGACAACAGGATCGCCTACGCTGTAATTCGCGTCGAGAACACTGATAGAGTGATAGCCTTGATTAACCTTTAGTGTTACCGTGTTCGTAGTAATACTGGAAACAGCGGCTAGTTCAATGGTCCCATCGTAACTCGTATCTGAACTCGGACCCACCCAAAAGGTGCTGCCAGGAATTCCTCCCGACAGAGTATTCTGGTCGCCCCACAGATAGAAGGGTGATGCCGTATAATCAGTCGCGATGGCATCGTCTAATGCCAATGTCACAGTCGGAGTATTCTGATTCGTCGGACTCACATAAGCCGTCTTCAACTTGGCAAATTGATCGTACTCCTCTAAGCTATCATGGAAAGCTACGACTCCTAATTCCCACTTGCTACCTGCCAATTTATCCTCCCGCCATTCTAATGTAATTGATTATATCTTTACCCCAAATAGACGTTAGGAATGCGCCACATGCTATGACGGTTCCATACTGTATCTGCCTCGTCTCAATTACTTTGATTCGATCAGAATTTATCTTATCTTGGTCTTTTAAAGTTTTTTCAAGCTTATTTATTTCCTGCTTAAAATAACCTTCTAATTTTTCAAATTCTTTAGCATTGCTAACCCTAGACTCGCTGATAGATGCTTCAATGCCAGGGATCTTATCAGCGACGACTGAAACCTTAGAGTGTATTTCCATTAATGTCTTAACTAGCTCCGCGTCCATCTCTCACATAAGCCGATCTAACATAATATTTATGCTATTGAGTTGTTGGAAAAGATCTATATCACCTTTTTGCGCTATCTGCACATTGCGTGGGAGTAATAGACAGTCCTTGCAGTCCAGTGGAATGCCAGTAAAAACAATGGTATATATTTCCGGTCTAAGATCACGTATAGTGTGGTACGTATCCCCACCTGATGAATCCGGTAGGTTGAGGTCTAAAAATATTATATCTGGACTACTTGTCGATAGATGTTCAATGGCATCCGCTAAGGAAGTGACATGGTCTATGGAATGCACTGTAAACATCCTACGAATCATTCCCGTAGACATTTCATTATCCTCAACAAGTAGTATTCTAGTCATTGTATATTCCTACTTGCTATCCTTAGATTTCCATGTCCATCGTCAGACTGGCGAAGTATAGCTAAACCAAGCATATTATACCGTAGGTGTCCTCTGTGTACTAAGGTCGTGACTCTTGCTGAGTATGCTCAAAACTATCCCCTGCCTTTGAAGTAAAAGCCCAGGATGGTGCCATAGATCCCTACGAGGGTGGTGGCATCAATAGTTTTGGCCCAGATTGTTTCATATATAACACATCCCGTCAAAGAGAGTGCAATGAATTGCTGTATTCTCTCATTGTCGAAGAAAGAAGCCACAATCTCTGCTGTGGATATCTGGCCATCCCCATCCCTGTCCAAATTCAATCTGTATCCTCTTCAGCGTAGATCATCTGGCTCATCCTCGTCAGCAAGTTGATACTTGCCCTCTAATGCCTCTATTGCGCCTTGTAGTTTCTGCCACTGCGGATTGCTTGCGATTAACTGCGCGGCAATCTTTGTCTGGTCCTGCTTCATTGCTTCGATCAAGTCTCCATTTGCTGCCATTATATGCGCCCTTTTTTAATGAAAAAATGTATCAAACATCCATCCTTGTCGAGGTTCATGCCGCTTGTGCTTTCATCTTACACCAAGTCACTCGCGTTGGTAACGGCA